ACGCAAGGCGTGAAGATTCGCAGCACTTGGTACGAGGTCGTCAACGGCGCGGCCGTGCCCAAGTGGGAGGGCGGCAAGGTCTACCCGGTCACCGAGGACAGCCAGCGCCAGGTCGACGTCTGCAATGCCGATCTCATCGAGGTGCCCGACGATGCGGAGAAGGCGCAAGCCGCCGCGGATGCCGCTGCTGCCGCTGCCGAGAAGGCTGCCGAAAAGGCTGCAGAGAAGGCCGAAGCTGCCGCCGGTGCTGCATCGCTCGCCGCCGCTTCCACCGAGCAAGCCTGACGCTCCGTGCTTCAGACCCTCATCGGGCCGGCGGCCCTGGCGATGGACGTGCTGGAAATGCGCGCCCAGGTTCGCCAGGACTCATCTGACGACGATGCTCAGCTCGCGCTCGGCATCCGCGCCGTCACGACATTCGCGCAGACCGAGTGCCGTCGCACGCTGATCGCGTCCCGCCTGAAGCTAGTTCTCGACGCCTTCCCGGGTCGGTGGGGCGCCGACTCGATTTCTGGCGAAGCGACCGCGTTCATCGAATACGGCCCGATCCTCGCCCTGAAGTCCATTACCTACCTGGACATGAGCGGCACGCGCCAGACGCTGGCCACGACGGAGTACACGGTCGATTCTTCCGGCCTGCTGACGCGCATCGCACCGCTGTTCGGCAAGGTCTGGCCGCCGACGCTGCCGCAGCTGGGTGCGGTGGAGATCACCTTCGACGCGGGCGACGCCGCGGCGATCACGGCAACCGCCAACGTCCTGACGATCAAGGGCGGCATTTGGAAGCCGCTCGCCGTCGGTGACACGGTGCGACTGTCAAACAGCGGTGGAGCGCTGCCTGCGCCCCTGCAGCAGGACACGGACTACTACGTCCAGTCCACGCCCACGGCGACGAGCTTCACCGTGTCGGCGACCTTCGGCGGCTCGGCCATCGCCCTGACCGATGCAGGTTCGGGCACCAACTACATCGGCGTCGTGGACGAAGGCCTCAAGGCGTGGATGAAGCTCCGCGCAAGCAGCCTGTACGACCTCCGCGCTGACCTCAATGTCCTGAACCGCGGCAAGCTTGAGCCGCTGCCGTACATCGACCAGCTGTTGGACCCCCACCGGTCTCCGCTGGCATGACGACCGTCTTTCTGCGCGCCGGGGAACTCGACCGGCGCATCAAGCTGCAACAACGCAGCGCGACCAAGACCGACACCGGCACCGAGGTGCAGACCTGGACCGACGTCGCCACCGTGTGGGCAAACATCCAGCCACTCTCAGGCCGCGAGTTGATCGCTGCCGCAGCGGTTGAGGCGGAGACGACTCACATGATCGTCATCCGCTACCGCCAGGGCGTCACCGCCCGCATGCGAGCCGTCTACGGCTCCCGGATTTTCAACATCACCGCCGTCGTTGAGCCTCAGATGGCGCACGTCAGCCTAGAGCTGCTGTGCACCGAAGGCTTGAACGAGGGCTGACTCTTTCCAGGAAGGAAACACCATGAGCGGCTCTTTGTGCTGGGATCCGACGCGCCCTGGCGGTTCGGTCAATGACGACGGGCGAAGCGGCACGCCGCCGACGTCCCTGGTGTCAGGGGCTGAGATTTCCGTGGCGGGGCTGGTGGGAAACAGCACAGCAGCTGCAACGGCCAACATCACGGCAATCCAGGCAGCCCTCAGCGCCATCAATCTGGTGACCGTCATGGGCGGCACGGTCACCATCCCTGCCGGACTGGGCGACGTGTACGTCAACGCCACGGCGGTGATCGGCTCGTTCACTGAGCTGGTGGTTGGCGTCGGCACGCGCATCCGCCTGACGGGCGGCGCCAAGAACATGGTGGTCAACAAGAACTGGAACGCCCCCATGCAGGCGGTCAGTTCGGTGACGAGCACGGATGGCAAGACCGTCACCGTGCAATACCCAGTGGCGCATGGGTATGCGGTCGGCAGCTACGTCTTCATCATCGGCTGCGTGCCCGACACCTACAACGGGGTCTGGAAGGTCCAGTCCGTCAGCACCACCAGCGTCGCCAACGACACGCTGACCTATTCGTTGTCGAACCACCTCAGCACCGAAGTGCCGCTCATCACGAGCCCGGCCACGGTCAATCCGGCATACACCACCGCGCTGGGTGGCACGACGACGATCCTCTCCAGTCAGGCTGATGCGTTTATCACGATCCGAGGCGGTCGCTGGTATTGGGACACGGCGGCGAACACCGGCGCCCCCTCGCCCTACTTGGCCTTCGGCATGTATCTGCGCCGCATCGCCAACCTGACCATCCGGGACACCGACTTCGAGAGCTGCCGCAATCCGTTCGTTCCGGCGAACATCTACGGCGGCTACTACGACAACCTGACCTGCCGCAACATCGGCTCGCTGATCCAGCACAGCGGCTCGTGCCGCGGCATCAAGATCGGCGTTGTGCGCGGGGATGCCTGGGACGACCACACGACCTTCCTGATCGGCGACGGGACCAACCTCGCCGACATCACCAACGGCGTCTATTACGGAGACATGGATGAGATCGACGTTGATCTCGTGCAGGCCGAGAACGCATACCGGTGGATCAAGCTCGTGGGCCAGTCCAACTTCAAATTCGGCTCGGTTCGCATCGGGCGCGTGCAGGGCCGCTCGGGCCTCGGCGCCGCCGCGATGGTCAGCATCCAGGACGATGCCACCCTGACGACGATGGCGGGCGCAACCGGCGCGACGGGGACGTACATCGAGAGCGTCACCATCGAAAACCTGAGTACGCGCGACCCGGCGCAGTGCCACCTGCTGGACATCCAAAACGCCACCATCAACAACCTCAGCACGCCGGAGTTCTATGCGTTGCTGCATAGCACGACGGGCACAGTCGGAATCTCGATCACCAACGGCGCCACGGTCGGAACCTGGTCGGGCAACAACATCACGATGAGCTGCGCGGCCTATTCGGGCAACGCCTTTGGCATCTTCCAGGACGCCACGATCAAGTCGATGCACATTAAGTCCATCACGATGACCAACGTGGGCTACCCGGTTATCCAGGGCACGAACATCGGCACGGCCGGCAGCATGAGCATCGGCGAGCTGAACACCATCAACTGCGGCCAGGGCGTTGTCATCAAAAAGGGCGGTACCAAGCTCTACATCGGCAATGCCATCCGCAACGGCTATCAGTCGTCGCCGTGGCTTCAGCTGGATGGCAATGCCGACGTGGACATTCCCTGCGGCCGAGGGCTCCTTGCCACCGACGCCGTTGGCGGCAGTGCTGGCAACAAGGCCTTTCACAACTTCATTGGCATCGGTGTGGATGTCGGTGGCACGGGCATCGTGCGCCAGGCCAACGCGCTCGGCGTGCATGTCGCCGGCACGGCTCGCGGCACGCTGGTCAGCAACTCGGTCGTGTGCTGCGATTCCACGGCGGCGGCCAATAGCTGGAAGCAGCTGACCAACACGGCCAACATCTACTGATTCCCATCCCCTGCCGGTGTGCCCATAGACCGTGTCCACCCTTCGCCAACAGCTCGCCGCAGCCCTTAACCCCCTGGTGACGGGCGGCGCATGGTTCCAGGTCAACACCGCCGAGCCGCCTGTCTACCCCTTCATCGTTTTCACGCGCATCGTCTCGACGGTCAACGTGAACTTGCAAGGCCCGAGCGATCTGCAGAACACCAGGGTTCAGGTGGATATCTTCCTCCGCGACCCGAGCACGCTTGAGGCGCTCGAGGCTGCCGTTGACTCATCCATCGCCGCAGCTTTCCCGAACACTTCCATCCCAATCAGCACCCAAGACCTCTATGAAGACGCCGTGAAGGCGTACCGGTCCTTGCGTGAGTACAGCATCTGGGGCGTTTTCTAGCCCGCCAAACGCCGCGTTGCCTTTCGTGGTCCGCCCGCATTGAGCGGGCTTTTTTCTTCCCGGCCCAGGCCAGTTTTTCGCAACCAAGCCGCCCCGCAGCACAGCCGGGCGGCTTTTCTTTTTGGAGATCACCATGACTTCCACCGCCATCTCTGCGCAGGGTTCGACCCTGAAAGTCGGTACCGGCTCTGGCGCTGCCAAGACCGTTACCGGCGTGGCCGTCGGCTTCCCGACGATCGTCACGTCAGCCGCTCACGGCATGTCGAATGGCGACGTCATCGCGCTCGCGGCTCTGACCGGGGCCGATGCCGCCTCCCTCAACGGCTTGAGCGTGACCCTCTCCAATGTCACGGCGAACACCTTCGCCGTCGATGTTGACACGACTGGCAAGACCATTACCGCCGGCGCCGGCACGGCGACCCCGGTCTCCTGGACCCAAGTCAACAACTGGAAGACGTACAACGGCTTCGACGGTCAGGCCAGCGAGATCGACGTAACCAACTTGTCGTCCACCGCCAAGGAGATTCGCCTCGGCCTCGTCGACTTCGGCAATCTGACCATCGAGGTTGACCATGATGAGTCGGACCCTGGCCAAGCCGCTCTGCTGGCTGCCTACAACGCCAGCACCAGCCGGACCTTCAAGGTCACGCTTCCCAACAGCAACACGGCGACCTTCACGGCGTATGTGCGCAAGTTTGGCGTTCAAGGCGGTGTTGACCAGGTCGTCAAGCGCCAGATCGAGCTCCGCATCAGCGGCTCCGTGGCTTGGGCTTGAGGGGATTCGC